CTAAACTTTCTAGTTGTTACTGTATACTCCCCAAGAACTTCAGTTGTTTCGAAAAACGGCTCACCTCCACTAATGCTAAAGAAAGAAGCTTGAACATGATATGATGATGTTGAGGCCTCAATTCTTAATAGAGCATTAGAAACACCTAAAACTGAAAAATCATAAGGCGAATCTTTTATCTCGTTTGTTTGTGTTATTATATAGTTTACAGCCATGTGTTAATCGTTTGGATTGTTAATCATATCACCGGTTACGTTTACTGTAACCTCAGTAGCAGGTGTTGATACTGTACTATTGTCAGCGGCTATTCCTAAACCCTGCGTGTTGAATTCAGCTGAATCAGGTCTAGTCTTATCTGTCTTACCACTTATCTTATTAAACCATTTTCCCTCTTTATTTATAAATTCAGGAATATAACCAATATCATTACTATCTGTTTTGAAACTAGTTACCTCCCAACCTATCTTATCGTAGTAATTATAAAATTGTCCATCACTAACTGTTATAGCGCCATTAGGTGTATCTACATATTCTTGAGTTGATTTTATAACCTTAGATTGAGATCCTTCATACTTCATAGTTTTAAATAACTTTATAGTGCTAGGCATATCATTAAATATAACCTTAAAACTACTTGGTGTAAAATCTCCGTAAAAAGTATTTCTACCAACACCACTAGCATGATGTTCGTATATTTTATTGTTTAAACCTGTAAAATACTTACCACCAACACTAACACCATTTTGTGGTATAAAAGATCTAAAACTAACCCATCCCTTAGAGTTTTCGTTAAATGCTATTGTTGTCTCTGTGTCTTTGAATGTTAAATTGTATTCACCGTTGATAGTATCAAAAGTTCCTAAGAGCGTTTTAGATCTATCTAGGTTTTCTCTAAACCAAGTTTTCATACCCACATTCGATATAGGTGTTAAACCGTCTCCAGATAGCCTTAAAACAGCTCCTCGCTGCATGTCCGTAAAGTATAATCTATATTGATCCCAAGCTAATGATTCTGGATTTTTAGATATTCCATAATCTCCAGCAAAAGGAATTGAAGTTCCTAAAACTCTATTTGTAGCTATCAATTGTGGGTTACCATCTGCATTAAATACAGCGTCTTTGTTAGCAATAACTTTTAGTATCTTATCTTCAGTTAACACAACAACGTCGTTATTCCTTGTTTTTAAAGCCTGAATAGAACCATAAGACGTGTTAATATCTTTAGTTATCTTTTCAGCCATGTTGAACTCATTCAAGTCGTTAACTCCAGATGAAGAATTATATATACCAGAATATATCATTCCACTCGACTTTGTTTCTTCACCATAATCTAAAAATGTAGTAGAAACTTTTACTCCGTTATCAATTTGTGGAGCATTAAAATCATCTCGTATTCTATCTGACTCAACACCGTTTCCAAAAGAATAACAATTGTTCCAACCCAATCTTATAGGGTATTTATACACGTTGGAATCTATCTCATAATAACCAGTTGGACTTCCTCCAAAAGTTACTGGATATACATTGTTTACAAAATCCATTAAATCTCCATCACCCGTAATCCAAGATGTGTCTGACAACGTTATTATATTTTGATTTTTGAAAGTTATCGTTACTCCAGGTGGCACACCTTGTCCAACAACAGAATCACCTATATTTATAAGGTCTATAGTCTCACCAAGTGCATTCTGTTGTGTCGCATTACCATCACCACTCTGTATAACTATAGCTGCATATCCAGCTATATTTTGAACTGATATGTTTGAGCTTATAGAGTTAGCTCTAGTATAAATAGCTTCTTCTATATTAGAAACCGAACCATCAGATAAAAGTTGTGTGTCCTGGTGTGGACGCACGTATGCTGTTATTTTAGATGTCGTTAGTGTACCATCCGGATGATGAAAAACTATAAAGTCTCCAATAAAAAAATCTTTAGCGTGTAGGGTCACGGTGTTGGGTAATTCCACGTCAGTGGAGCTAATTGCTATAATAGAAGAATTAGACGTATACCCAATACCTGAAACATGATGATTAATATAGCCCTCTGTCAAAGTTTTATTAACAAAACCAACATATTCAGGTCCATATGTAGAATAAGTTTCTGAGCCGGCGTTTAGGTTGACCTGCGTTCCATCGTACCATTTTCTACATGTAACCTTAGCATTATATGGTGCAAACTGAACTGTATTTTCTCTATTCAATACCATCGGGATAGCATTAGATGCTTCGTAATATATATCTAAACCAACATCTTCTTTTGGTTCTGTCTCCCAACAAGCCCCACTTGCTGTTGGAATATATTTTTCACTTCCTGTCACAGCTTTTTTTACCACTTGAAGTCTCATTGCCTCTCTACCATCATGACACACTTGACCTCTTGGATCAAATATATTAGGGTTTATACCTCTAGTACCACCGTCAACTAACTCACCACTTGCTTTATTAACCAATCTAAACTCTACTCTAAAACCTCTTCTTTTGCAATATGGTTCTATCTCTTGATCATTACCTTCATTCCAATTCCAACCAAACGCACCCGTGTTTTCTTGATCCCAATCATAACAATCCCCACCACAACCACTACCAACTTCTTGATTAGAAAATATATTATATATACTACTATCACTTAAAGTGGTTGATTGACCTGTGAGGTCGTTACCATCGCTAGTACAATGGTTAAAATTAGAACCTTTCAATATCCTATCAATAGTTTCACTTGTGGACACAATTCTATAAACGTTCTCATCTGGGTCATCTGAAAAAGTAAATTCAGTTCCCTCTTGAGTCATGAAGTTTTCAAACGCTGCTCCCACAACGTCCACTCCACCACTACTATAATTAAAACCATTTGAAGAATTAACACTAAACATTATTCTACCTAGTTCACCACCTATTACAGCTGGTATACTACCTTGACCACTTGGATTCCCTTGATCTATACCTGTTGGCTTGTAGTATGCCGCTGATCTTATTGCATCACCGTCATCATTATAACCGCTACCACTACCACCACCTAATACAGAGCTTATTTCTATTTTCTTTCCTCTAGCACCATCAATAAATATACGTGTATTGATTCTTTTTCCAGCTTCTTGTTTAAACCATCTCCAATACTCCTTAGTGTTATCAGCTCTATTTAATTTTGTAGATGAAGAAACAGGGTTGTTTGTTGATCCTTGGTCAGCACCTTTACATCCTAAAGAAAACCACCTAACATCATCAGCATTTTCAATACCATCATCTTGATTAGCTTTTATAGCCGCTATATTCGTACCTTGAGCGTTAGTGTAATCATCGCTTCCTGCTGGTGCTACACCACTATCATCACCCCACTCATAATCCTTTCTAGGTCCTGTTAATCCAGGGTTGGTTCCAACGGTATCTATGTAGGCTATATTATATGTTGCTATAGCGTCGTACTCTTCCATACCGTCAGTATATTTTAACACTTTCTTTTCAAGAACAGAATCTCTTTGTAATTTTACAAAAAACTTACCATCAAATTCTGGTTTGCTTTCTACAACATCTTCTTTAAATTCTAAAAAATATTGCATACCAGTTACAGTACCTCCTCCAAATTTATCATACATATCCGCCCTTTCACCTAGCTTTTTAGCCCAATGAACACTAGCCATTCCCTCGGAGTCTTCTTCTTTTTTATTTTTAAAATGAGTGCAAACAACCCAATCACTATGCTTAGTAACTCCACCATCATTAGTAGCGGTAATCCTAACATACAAAGTACCTTGCTTTTGATATGAAGTTAAAAAACCACCCCAATCACCAGTAGAGATTTTCACAGATGTTCCTTCCATTAGTTTCATTGGAGATGCAGTTTCTGGAGCTGGAGTTCCCTCAAACATGTATTCATATGATCCTTCTCCCAACTTAACCTTACCCATTATCCTCTTATCTACCTTTATATCATCGGGAGCTTCGTTTTCTATCGCTATTACCTTATATCTAGCACTTTCTAAAACAGGTGTTTCAGTACCGTGTTCGTTTTTTAATACCAAGTAGGTATCTTCTGACAATTTATTTCTATCAGCTGAGTTAAAAGAAACCCAAACATTACCATCTTCAGCCTCATACCATTTGTCCATCACTAAGTTATAGTATTCGTTAGATGTTTCTTTAACGTAATACTTAACGTAATCCATCCATTCTTCAGGTATACCTACGCTACCAGTTGGACTCTCCCATGTTTGAGTTAGTTCAAATAGATTTTGCTTATTTGATAAATCTTTGTCTATATTTACGTCTGGGTCTGTTACAACATAATCATCAGGGTTATCTACGTTTATGTAACTAGGTGATATAACCGGAGTTTCTCTACCGTATTTATCTCCAAAAACCAAACCAAACTTATATTTTCTAAGTGATTTAATAGATTTTTTTGGATCATTTAAAGTTGGCGTTGCAAGACTTTTTACATTTTGCCCTAAACTAACACTATCTCTTATAGAATAACCTTGTGTGTAATTAGCATAAACTAACCTGTTACCAACAATCTCTTGTGCCTTAGCATATCTTGGTACATTATCCCAAGCTCTTAACGTTTGGTTTGCTGGCAACGCTTTGTGTATCATCTCTGACGTTATAGCAAATTTACCAAAAACATTATTAGTGTTTAAATTAGACGGCACAAACAAGTCCCACTCAGGATCTCTTTTTCTAGTTACGGTTTTAACAACATAAACATTAGGTTCATTTACTCTTTTATATAATATATCTATAGCCTTAACATCATCTGGTCTTGTTCTTATGTGTGGTATAAAATCTTTTATAGCTAACTCTCTTAACGTATTAACCATTCCTAGATTATAACCCTTTTTGTGAGTGTAATCAAATGCACCAGGTAAAAATGCTAGCTCAGACCAAGGACCAAAACTAGAATACTCACCATCTTCATAGAGATACCTATAGGCAAATCTACCAAGTTTTAATTCAAATAGTGGTTTAGATTGTTGTAGTGAAACAGTATACATTGGAACTGTTTCTGGGCTTGATTGAACAAGGTCTTGTAATGATCCAGTAACAGAAAGTATAGTTAGAGATATAGACAAACCACCTCCACCAGCGGTGTTTCCTGAATTAGCAATTGATCCATAAGAATCTCCTAATGCTATATTGTCAATAGTTCCAACGATAATAACTCTTGGTCCCGTTGTTTGTTGGGTGAATGTTAATATATCATTTATTCTATAATCAGCATTTGCCCATACCATACTGCTTATTGTCAACTCAACCCCTTGCTCTACCATAGAAGTATCATCATCTCCATCAATTTGCTCATTTGTTGACGTAAAATCAAATTGTATGTTTTGAAATGTTGTTGATGTTTCTCTAGTTGTGTTACTCATCTCTAGAGTTGGAGCCGTTCTAGGCGCTTTACGTATAACTGTTAAATGCTCTTCTTTTAAAGCACTATTAACACTTGGTGATATAGTATATTCTAAATCTGTTAATTCAACTAAGTTGTCTCCAGACGAAGGGTCTTTTAACATTAATCTAGTATGAGCTCTTAATCCTAATTCTCCTTGTTGATAAGAACTACCTTCTTTACATCTTTTAATATTTACCTTTTTTGGCTCTGTTATATTGTCTGTCCAAAACAACATGCCATCCATAATATTAATACCTGTTATAATAAGAGGTCTATTTGTTTTAGGGTCCGTGGAGTTGAACTTTAATACACTATCTCTAGACGTTTTCACAACTAAACCTTGAGAAGCGTTAGCTGGAAGATTAATAACTTGTACATCGTAAAGTGATATCGATTGATTTGCTCCAGAGTATTGTATGTTTTGTATAACAGAGTCAACAAGTACAATTTCACTTGTTATATCAATTACTTGAAACCTCATTCCTACTTCATATAAAGATGCATCTAAAACCCTAAGTTTTTGCCAAGGTTCATCCCAACCACCATCAAGAGGTTGTAGTGATCCATTAGGACTACTAGTAGATCCAAACACCATGTTATAACTTGTTACAGTTCCATACCAGTCAACAACAACTGGCGTTGATGTAGCAGCTCCAGTTGCAAAACCAGAATCAACTTCTATAATACTATTAACAAAATAAGCAACACTATCGTCTTTAGCAATAGCTTTCATCTGAGTGTTTGTTAGTGCTGATAAATTTGCTCCAGCTACTAAATGATATGATTTGTTATTTTTTTCGTCAGCGACACTAGCTATAATATTTGATGGAGGTAAAACATTCGCTGCGTTACCCGTATTAGTAAAAGCTTTACCAACTTCTATGTTACCTTTTAGATTCTGTATGGTACCAACCTCTCCAACACCTCCACTATCAGCATCAGTAGTTCTGACCTGAATGTTCATAGCATCCCTATATTGACCGTTAGGAACAAGTCTCTCATCGAGATCTTTGTTCATCTTTCCGTCCTGAAAAGTATGTTTAATCTCTGGCATAATATTATTTTATTTGTTTACTTATCCCCTTAAGAACTTGAGTGAACTCCTCCATTTTAATATTAGATAATCTTATTTTTGCTTTTCTAGTTTCAGCAAATCTTTCTTTTTTAAATCTTTGAACTATATACTCTGGTATATTTGATCTAGTTGAAACTATACCATGAGCTATCCATTTATACACAGCTTCTTCAGCAAACTTATGAACAACCATTTCTTCATCCGTCCCCACTCCATCACTAACATATTTTAACACAATTGTTTCCCCAGCTAATGCAGATCCAAAATGAATCATACCTCTCAAACTATCTATATAGAAACTACCATTAGAGTGTGCGTGCTGAGGGTCTAGTCCATATCTTCTACCCATCATATCAACTTCAACATCTGTTGAATCATCCTGTTGGTACGCATCATTTGGGGTTTGAGATTGATAACTAGTCCATGTTGTGCTTGAATTTTCTTCTTGTAAATCATTACTAGAGGCTGTACCGGAGCTAGATGTTGCCACCACAATACTACCCGTTCCACTACCATTCGAACCATTAGCTTTTCTAACAGTTTCGGTGGGGGTAGAAGACATAGTTTCTTTATAAACTATAGTAACTGTTGCCGTGGTACCAGCATCAGAATATGTAGCTGTGTGATGACCAAACTCATTTATAGCATTAGCTAATCTAAGTGCAGATCCTCCAGGTGTTGTACCATCTACATCTATTCCCACAACAAATCCCTCTCCAGTGGGGAATGAGTAGTCGTTAAAATCTGTACTATCTTTGTCAAACCTAAAGTGTATTTGAGCATCCGCTCCACTAGCATTTTTATAATATAAAGTGTAGTAGTCACCATCTGTAATCAAAGCCTCTACAGGTATAGTTATAGTAACAGTTCTAGGTGTAAACCCAAAGTCATAATTATGTGAATACAATCCGGGTTCACCATCTTGTTTTACTGGAAACGGATTAGATGTCCTACCTGTTGGATATAGAGTTCTTTCAATACCATCTGTACCCACTCTAGCTACTTTAGTGTAGTTTACATAGTCTTGAGGGAGTATCATTTTTAATGTATTAGGAACTGTTATCTCTTGAGATTTAAATGATCGCAAGACATCATAAGATAATTCTTGTATTGCGCGTAAAGCGTGAAATCTAATAATATGATCTTCTGCTTTTTGAATTATTTTATTATTACCAACATAAAGAATTGTAAACGCATCTATTATATTTTGTAAAGTAACAAATTGATACTTACCATAATTATCACTTACGTTATAGTAGGCTCTTTGAGTTTGACCGTCTAGTAATCCCATAATTAATTATTTTTTTCTACGTTCATAACTTGTTTCTCTTGTGCTGCCGCTTGCATTAAATCCGCTCTATACAATGTTATACCAGCATATCCTAATATCTTATTTGTTAAATTTTGCATTTCAGAAGGATGTAGGAAGAAGTGTGTAGAGGTGTTTGTATTGAATAGTGCTTTATCATTTACAACCACATAACCCCATTTTGGAGTTTGAGGTTCTTGATAATAATAGCAATTAACATTAATATTGGGTAGAGCTGGGGAAAAATTAAGCCTTCTTGTTCCATCAGTACTACCTACAGCGGTATAATAAGCGTATACGCGCTTGTGTTTGCATGGGAGTGTATCATCTTCATTAGATGGTTTTGTTAGTGGATGCCTTGCTAAACGAAGTAAATCGCTTTTGTCATCAACTAAATCAATTCTTACATCATTCCCATCGTCTGTAAAAGAACCTCCTATATATATTGCATCAATAAAAGCAACCTCATGAGGCACTATAGCTGTCGTAGTAACACTACCAAAAACCGTACTAGCCTTATGAAATTGAAGTTTTTGATTCAACATCTCTTGTTCATCAGAGTATTTTTTATTTGTTTTAGGTTTTGATGCTAATGTTTTGAAATCATCAAAATAACTAAAAAATATTTCGTTTGAAGCTTTTTGAGCATATAGATTAAATTCTTGAGGTGTTATATAACCTCTTTGCTCTTTGTTAGATAGGGATAAAACTTGTTGATATATAGTATCTATGTTAATCATTACTTATTGTTTTATAAGGAAATTGGTTATTTAACCACTCCTTTCGTTTGTTACAACCACAGTCATCTGCACCCATAGCTCTTGCGGCTATCTCAGTTAATGTTTTAATACCTGTTGCTGTTGTTATTTTTTCTATATCGTCTCCTAGACCTTTTGATTTCATATTAATATATTTTACTCTATTATAGTTACATATTAAAGTGAAAGATTAGCCCTAAATAAAAATAGCCACCCAAAATGAGTGGCTATAATTATCTGATTAAAAAGATGTATTAACTTACCTTTTTCTCAATAGCTGTCAAGACTTCCATTCCTTCATCTGTTTTAAACCAAGCAGCTAACGCTGAATATGGGTGTTCATCAAATGGAACTGTCATTAGTTTTTGACCAGAACTAGCATAAGTAAAGTGTCTATTATCACTACTTAATCTAAGTATTCCAAGCTCAACACATTTAATTCCAACGTTTCTTAAGTATAGGTTTTCGTCATTAATCAATCCCATTATCATTCCAGGTTGATTTTTTGCTAAAACTAATAAATCTCTTTTAATCTCTTTTGAAGACATTTTAGAAACATCTGATCCTTGCTCTGCTCTCAACACTGCTTCAGCCATACTTATGTCTAACCCGTTAACAGCGTTCATTGCCTCTAGTTCTAATTCAATCCAATCAACTTCTTGTTTTGCATCCTTTTTAGGATTATACTCAAAATATAGTATGTCTTTTTTTGGATGATATAGAGAAAGTAATTTCTGCATATTAACTTTATTCCTAGGAACTCTCAACTCCCCGTCTCTAAAAATAACATGCTCTAATCTCTTAATACCTTTCATCTCATCTACAAATAAAGTATTTTGGTTAGCCGTTAATGTTATCTCTCTTTCATAACCCTTTTCTTCATCAAACCATAACAAACGCGAACTCCTTAGTATATATGAAACAGGCTGTCCACTTTTTAAATAATAAACTCTATCTCTTAGCTCCCACTTATCTTTTGGTGTAGATTTTTTTGTAACTTTTGGAATATCAGCTGTTTGAATTTCTTCTACGAACGTATCTTGCTGTTGCGTCTCTGTGGACGCTGATTGTTTTTTCTTTGCCATAATATAAAATATAATAAAAATTAATAAATAAAAGATAAGAGGAGCGACTTGCGCTCCCCTAATCTTAAGTAAGGTATTATCCTTTGATTAAACAGAAGTTGTTAGCACCTTGTACTATTAAACATCTTTCTGTTAAGAAGTGCATCTCCATCGCGTCTAAGTCAGATGTAGCTGCTCCAACCGAACCAGTTGTCCATGTTTTAAATCTTCGATCATCAGTTTGCGATGCTCTATATCTAACATGTAAAAATGGTCTCTTTAAGTTTCTACCTAACATTTGGTCATAAACTGAAGTTACTCCAGCAGGAACAAAACAACCTCTAATAACATTTGAGTTATCAGCAACTGTTATAGCTCCTCTTGTTTGGCTATCATTTAAGTATTTCCAATCAGATTTGTAGAAGTCATAAGAACCTCTTCTAAATCCTGAGAAACCTAAATTTAATGCCATATCTTCAGAGTTGTCAAATACACCATAAGATGTACCACCTGCACCATAAGAATTCTGCTCAGCTAACATATCGTCTATTGCTAGAGACGTGTCTCTATTTAAGAACATCATGTATTCCTCAATAGCACCTTGCTTATCAAATTCTTTTAGGATTAAGTCAAACTCATCCATATTATCTGAAGCTGGTGATGCTCCAGTGGCGTCAAGACCGTCAGTCATGATTCCTCTGTCTACAATAGCAGCAAATAAACCTTCACTACCACCAATTCCTGCAGCTACCGTGTTTGTTTCAACCATGGTTTTAGCTTCAAGCATTGCCATTTCGCAGTAATCAGCAAATCTAGTTTTTGTATCACCAGCAGCTTTTAAATACCACAAGTAACCATTTTGACCATCCTCTCCAGAAACTTCAACCCAACCAATTTGAGAAGCATCTGATCCAGAGACCATATACTTATCTTTCATGATCATCATCTTGTTAAAGAATGATTTGAACTCTGGTTGAATTTCTTCATCTCTTCCAAGGGCTCCTTTTTTGTATTCAGAACCAACTACCACTATTACTAATGGATCACCTGAACCAGCACCATTAGCCCAACCTAGAGCTTCACCTAAACCAACTGATGCGTCAGCGCCACCATAAGGAACTAACTGAGCTTCCGTAGAAGCACCACCAGCAGACGTTCCATGACCAACCTTAACATAAGCTGGAACAGTTGCGTTTTTAGCAGCAGATGATACTAATACCATATCTCCTGTTCTTAAAGCACAAGTAGTTGGTAAGTCGTCAATTGTTGCGTTGTTAGCATGATCACCATCGTTAGCTGTTGCTACATGATTTTTAAGGATAGCTGTGTATTTTAGGTGCAATCTACCTTGCTCCGACCATGCCACTCTATCCGCAGTTGAAGGCTCTTCAGCCCCAACCATTTCAAGAAACCCTGAAACTGTTCTATTACCAAACACTTCGGCTTCTTTTTCCATTAAATCGGGTAAAAATTGTTGTGCCCACGCATTACCACTTGCCGAGAAATCTATATAGTTTCCATCGGTAACTGATTTTTGTTTAATTGGGTTAGGCACACTATTAATATTACTCCCTGTACTAATTGCCATATCTAATTATTTTAAATTGTTATTTTCTTTTTTTAATTCTTAACTTTAGATCATCAGAGGTATTACCTAAAACCCTATATGTAACTCCACCAACGTTTGTTTCACCGTGAGTTTGTCTTGGATCTAGGTTTATATTTTTATCTTTAGCAACCTGTCCTTTGATTGCATCAGCTTTACCTTGCTCGTAAAAGTGTTTGGCAACAGCATCCGCATTCATAGCAGTAAATAAAGACTTATGGTAACCAGCAGCATCGCTAATAGTTCTTTTATCTTCTCCAACAAACTTGTTTACGAAGTTATTTAAATCACTTTGGGTTTCCTTTACTTTATTTGCATCCTTAACATTAAACCGAAATTTCTTGTCTCCAACTTGATAATCAAAACCTTTGAAATTCTTATTAAAAACACTATCAGTTTTTTGTCTAAAAGATTTAGTAGTAGCTTCAGTTAATTTTTTTTGTCTCTCTTGATCTTTATTGTGTCTATTGAAAAAATCCATAGCTTTTTTAGCTTCAGGTGTTAACCTTGAACCAGCTTTGATGTCTTCATAGTATTTAGACTTTTGCCCGTCTAAGTGGGCTCTAGCCTCGGCAACTTGCTCTTTGAGGGCTATCTTTTTTTTCTTTATATCATTAGCATCATCTTCATCTTCATTATAACCATATCTTTCTTGTAATATAAAGTTTCTTTCTTCTGGATTTAAATGAGGTTTCGTAGTTCTATAGTACTCATCTAATACCTCAGAGTCATCTAATTTAGATATATCTCTGTTTAAATTTACGTAGTCTTGCAAATCCCCACCTGTTTCCTCCATGAATTCTACAACTTTTTGTAGCTTTTCTGGTAAAGGATTTCCTTTTTCTTCAGCTTCAATTATTGCCTCTTGAATTTGCTCTTGAACCTCTTCGACCTCTTCATCAGTAACCTCTTGTACAACTGGAGTTTCTTCTGCTACAGTTTCTTCTACTGACTCAACAACCTCTTCTGTTTTAGGTTCCTCATTGACTACGACCACCTCGTCTTCTTTAGTGGGTTCTTCTTCAACCTCTTCACTTTTTTTAACTGGTGGTTTGCTTAAATCTAATTTTATAACACTATCATCTCCAGCGCTTTCAAATTTAGATTCATCTATTTTGTTTTCAACAACCTCTTTTTTGGGCTGTTCGACTACTTCTTTAGCAGTCTCTTTTTTTTCTTTTGCCATAATAAAATTTTATAAAATATTAAAAATTAAGAGATTACCGCTTTATATTGGCATCCCCCGTAATTATATCATTACCTGATGATTCAAAGCTTTTAAGTGAATCATCCTCTCTTTTTTGCTCCATTAAGTCTTTTTGATGGTTAGCTTGTCTATCAACCCTTTGATCTTTTCTATCTTCTTTCATTGCTTCTCTAGAACTATTATTCTGTATTTCCAAAGTTTTTATTTGGGAATTAAGGTCAAATTCATACTTCATTAATTCTTTTTTAACAAGCGCTTCTTGTCTTAAGTATTGTATTTTTAAACTATTTTTAGTAGATTCTAGTTCTATTTCGGATTGAACTTTCTGATCATTCTTTTCCATTTCAGATTGAGCTGCAGCTTGTTGAGCTTGTATATTTGCATTAGATTGAGCTTGTATATTTTGTTGTTGTATTTGCTGATCTCTTTGCATCTTCTTTTTTCTCTTAACTTTAAGAAGTTGATTTGCTAGCTTAACATTTCTAACATTACGTAAATCTATAGCGTCATCTAAATCTATAGATTGTTGAGCTAGCGCAGCTTGAATGTTATTTTCCAGTATAGCTTTTTCCTCCTCATCGGGAAGTAATTCTATGAATATACCAAAATCATGTAAGTGTAATTCTTTTAGTTCTTCTAGCGTTGCTACGTTATGAGCGCCAATAGCTCTTATAAACGCATCTTTTGTGGGTGAGTATTCTACTATATCTGCTATACGCAAAGACAAACACTCCGCAGCTTGTGCTGTTAAAAATAAAGATGATTGCAGTATATGTCTAGTTGCTGTATTTGAATTAGCAGCTGCTATTTTTTGAACACCCACCAAAGCGTTTCTATCTGGTGTACTAGCATCTCTAGCTTCGTTTAATCCCGTTACATCTCTTATCATTTGTAAGTAGTAGTTGTAAGTTGTAATTAAACTTTGTATTTTATTACTACCAGCTCCGCTTTGAATTTGTTGAATCGGTACTTTACCTGGATTCATATCACCTTCTGAGGTAAAACTTCTACCGATAACAGAACCAGTTTGGAAGAACATGTTTAAAGCTTCTTGTGGATTATAGTTTGTTCCATTACCAAGATCAACTTCAGCTAAACCATCAGCATCTAAGTAAACTCCATCTGGCACCATTCTTGATAAAACTTGTTGCAATTTTAAATGTGTTAATTGAATCATGTCAGCAAAACCGGTTATTCTACTAACTACAGATTCAATTTTACCGTTATACATTCTAGGCGCAACCATTTGATAGTTCATTTTTACTCGACTAAAATCAGATTCCGATCTCATCATATTAGGTGCCATTCTCCATCTTAACAACTTATCTGTTCCAAGAACATAAACACCTTCATATAAACACTCTATAACTCTTTCTAATTTACTAAATTCACCTTCCATTTCAGGTGGTGGATTAAATGATTCATCTTTTTCAATAACCTTTTCAGCTCCAGTGCCTGTCTTTTTTAGTTTGTAAACATTATTTGAATGAGTTTTATAGTTAAAATACATAACGTGTATTTTATTTTTATCTCTACTAGCTCTTGGGCTTGCTGGATCACTAGATGTGTTGGTTATGGATTTTATATCCTCCTCACTTAACTCAGGAAATTCTTTCACTAATTCATTTATTGGAATTTCTTTAACCTCACCAATATAATATATATCGTCAAAATAAGGAGATTCAGTGTACGAATATACTAGGTTTGCAGGATCAACATATTGAACTCTAGCTCCATCACTCCAATCAAACGTGGTTTTTGTAGCACCTATACCTATAGTGCATAAGTCGTATAGACATCTTCTTCTAATTAAATCATAATCACTACCTTCTAATAAAACGTTTAAAGCTTGCTCCTCTGCTAACTCCACCGCTTGTTTGTATGTTAGTTGCATGTGTAATGCTAACTCTTCTTCTGTGTCTGGTAAAACCTCTCTATCGTTCTCATATAAATCTACTCCAAATTGTGCCTTAGCTAATTCATTATACTGTTTAGCCCTAATATCTCTAAGCATAGATTCCATGTACTCAGTTCTCTGACTAACTCCATATGCATCTTGAGAAAAGCAATTTATTTCGTATGATCTTTGAGCCATACCATTTACCACTATGTCTACAAATTTTGGAACAATTGGAACTGGTTTCCAATCTAAATTAAGATAAGACAAGTCACCATTTATAGATAACTCGTTTTTATATTTTTGAATAGGTTGTTCACCTCTAGCATACAACCTTAGTTTATGAAAATTATTTATATTACCAGTAAACTTAGATGTAGCACCAGAAAACCACTCGTGCTTTATAGCTCTAGCAACCTCTAAACCGTACTTCTCGCTAAGTTTTTCTAAATCACTAACCGCTTGTGACGGAAAATTTATAACAGACTCTGCCATATTATTGTTTTATTATTGTTGATTGAAATCCTTTATTACTATATTTTGATATCTTTAGGTTTAACGGTGTTTTAGTTTTATCTGGATTTGGTTTGTATAAATGCCTATTGCAAGCCATTATCGCTAATCCAGAACTTATTGAAGCATCATGCTTTGTTCTTTTATTTATGTCAAACTTTGACCAATCATTTAGAGTGTCATTAAAATACATGTTACCATATGATCCATCTTGTACTAATCCAACATGATCGTTTATATACATTTCAATAGCAGCTGCATGAGCTTGTTTTATATCTTCACTTGAGTTAGGTATTCCACCCACCTCCTTTTCTGCTATTGATAATTTATTCCAAACCTTATCTGGCCTATTCATACTAAAAGCTCTATAACCTCTTCTTCTTAAATAGTATAATAATCTAGGTTTATTATTCTCTGCTAGTAGCGGCATTCCGTAAAATACTAATGCCATTAATACATCTTCAAAAAATATCTCAGCTGTTTGAGGTCTAGCTATATATTCTAAAAAGAATGTGTTAGCTGGAGCATCTTCCATTGAAAACTTAGTTAATCCATGTAAAGCTCCTTTCGATCCTCTAGCATCCACTGTTCCAGATATATCATATGAATCACAACCGAATGAACCCATGTGTTCGTTGCCTGGATGTTTTACGCCATTTTTTAAAATAACGTTATTTTGTAATCTTTGTCCTGGTATCCAACTCACTTTAAACCTACCATTTGGATCTGGATTAAATGTTACTTGAGTATCTTTAATACCATTAATCCACTGAAAATTTCCATGCGTTAGTACAGATGAATTTCTATTGCCCTCGTTATAATCTATTTGTTCATATATTTTAACTAAGTTAAATAAACTATTACCGGTCTCATCTCTAAAAGCATGCTCCTCTGTTCTTGGAAATTGACGATAAAATTCATTTAAAGCATCTTGATCATCTTTTAATCCCTCAGCTTCATTATCCCAGTGATCTATAACTCCACAATCTATTTCTAATCCATGTGGATCAAGTGCTGGTTCTTTCGGAGTATTGAATACAGGTTGTCCGAATTCATCAATGAATCCCTCGTAATTCCATTCCATAGGAATAAACAAAGAATATAATCCTGACTTAGTCTGTCCATTTCTGTTTCGCTTGGTAACATCTGAATCATAGTATAGATTTTTAAAATTATCTCCACCCTTATCTAATGCATTACTTGTTGATCCCATCATGCATTTACCTATAATCCTACTACCTAATCGTAAACAAGTTTTTGTAACTCTCCAGTTATTTTTTATATTATCAGGTCTCTCCCATTTACCACTCTCATCATGTACTAATAAAGAAAGCTTTTCTCCATCATAACTATTATCACCTGTGTTTTTCCAATCAATAGTTGTATCTAAACCCTCCATATCATCTTGTTCTTCTCGTTCTCTCATTTTTTTACGAGTAAACTTCTTCGCTGGAACTCTATATGCTAGCTCAGACTTTGGTCGATCCATACCATCTTGTATTGGTTTAAAAAAGAATGGGTAGTTTAAACTAATTGGAACTACTTTGTCAGTAAACATCTTTTTTGCATCAGCACCAGTTTTAGATAATATACCAAATCTACTATCACTAGCTAACGTAGCTTGATGAACTGTTTCAGCTGAACTCATAAAAGAAAAACCAGAACGTCTATTTTTTAAATAACACATTCCATAACTTCTTTTGTCTGCTTTACAAGCTTCCCAGAATATAAAGAATAATCTATTTGCTTCTCTAAAGTCTGGAGCTCCAACATCAATCTTGCTCCATTGTAAATACATGTAGTGTGTACCCGTTATATAAGTTGGTTTACCATTATTCATAAACCAAAATCCTTCTTCTCTTCTTCTAAACTCCTCGTCTATATATCCATAATGTTTTTCTTTAAAATCATCTGGATAATCTTGCCAATCAAATACTGTTTTTATTCTTTTAAAATCTGGGTTAGCAGGGAATTGTCTCCATTTCTGCTCTTCTTTGTTTTTGCTACAAGAATATATTTTTTGAGGTTGTTTTGGTAAAGCTATTTTAAAACCCTGTATTTCAAGGATTTCACCTATCATACCAGTTTTAGATATTACAACAATATCATTTTCTTTATTGTAACCATATTCCCACTTTTTAGACTTATTAAGTCTATTTATAGTGTTTGATTTTACGGGTTCTACAACCTTATATAACGTCTGTTGATACATTACTTAGATCTTCCTTCTGCAAATCCTTTAAAAGTATTCTTCTTTTCTTCTTCTATAGGTTTACCCTCCAACATGCTATCTTCTTCGTGGATTCTGTTTAATATTTCAAAAGCATCGAATATGGCTAACTTCTTCGTAGCCGCTGCATTCTTCAGTCTATCAGCTGATATATCTTCGTCTGAATCGACTATTTCTTCTCTAGCTACCTTAATTAGTTCTTCAACCGCTTTGTGTCCAGCTTGGATTATATTCTTCTTCGTTTCCTTGATATTCATATTTAATTGTAATATATTTATTCATAACTCTATACAATCTCTCTCCATCAACCATAAACTCAAATTCATCACCTGGAGAAAAACCAACTAGAGTATTTTTTTCAAAAGAACCGTCACTATATTTCACAACACCAATCAATGGCCTTTCTACCTCATCACTTAAAATATCTATTGATTTAAGTGGTTTAACAAAACTAAATCCCGGTGTAGCTCTCCATTTTTTTTCTTTAGGTTTATAAAGAAATATTTGATCACCTGTAACAAAATATTGATTTTCTTTAAAAAAACATCTACTATTTTTTTCTCTACCCTTTATATCATGCCATCTTCTAAAGACGTTGTGATGCACTATTACTTCATCACCCACATTTAAAGGTGATTGAAATAATAGTGGAGTAGCGATTACTTTTGCTAATCTATTTATATATTGGTGATTAAAAACTTCTGTGTTTAATATCAACTCTTTTTCACCAACTTTTGTAGAATTATTATAACGTTCACCAATAGGTGATATTATAAAATCTTTATAAGCTTTCATTAGTACTCTAAATTATACTCAACTGATATAGCCATGTTTTTGTTAAAATCCTTCCAAGGTATAACTATATCTTCTTTTTTTATATAAATAGAATACTTATCTTCTTCCTCCATTATATCACTTATAGTGTGACCTCCATAAACCTCTTGACCAACGGCATAATGCATAGAATCATGTTTATAATCCTTACCTATGGTAATTTTCCTTATAACACTATTTTGTATCCCCATTTTCACTAGGCCAATTTATTGTACCATCTAATAGATTAACGTCAAAAGTACCATACTCTTTAACAAGAGTTTGCTGCATTAATGCTATCTTGTCTTGTGCTGCCGCTAAATCATGAAGCGCAGCGTGCTTTTGAGCTTCTATTTTACCTACGTTAAACTGTAATGTGTTAACTGAATTCACTATAGATTGAAGACTTTCTAAATGTTCTTTAGATATTTTTTCTTTTCTAGCCTTCAACTCTATTGTTTTTGATTTTTTTCCCATTATATTATATTAAATTAAAATTATTTTCCTTGTTGCTCTCCATTCTTCTTTGACGATCCGCCAAAAAAGAAATCAACAACCGTATTAACCTTAGCGCTCATTGCACCAAATATTGTAGAGATAAAACTTATCTCAAATTCTCCTAGTTCTAGATCACCCATTACAAAGTATCTAAACATCATGAAGCTTAAACCGAAGTACGCGAGTGTAAATAGCGACGCAAGTATTTTTTGAATAAGTGCATCGTCTTTGTACATATCTCTAGCGCTCTTCCTGTCTTCGACTTCTTTTGCGAATGCTTCTCTTTCAGCTTCGAGTAGCAACGTTTTAAGAGCGAGTTTTGCTTCATCTCTCTCTTTGTCTGTTGTAATAACTTTATCAAGTATACCTTCTGCATTATCTACTACTTTGCTGAATAAACCACCTACTAATTTTCCTATCATCTTTCATTATCTTTTATCATATCATCGATAGACTTATTCATTACCTTATCGGTGTATGATTTGTTATTAAAAAACACA